ACCATAGTCCGCCGCCGCGTTTAACAACATCATTTAACTTATATCGTGTATCAGTTGCCCAATTATTTTTATAATCAAAACCTGTATTTAAATTATCCCAGTCATTAACGTTTGCTTCTAAGCCTAAAGCTAAAGAAGCTGCACTAGTATGACCAGTAACACAACGATAAAGTCCAGCGCCGTACTTAACTAAATCTCCAACTTTGTAGTAAGTATTAATAGCCCAACTTGATTTCCAATCAAAGGATGGCTGAGCGAATGTATCCCATTTAGATTGGTCATTTTCAAGTAGTGCTTGCGACATATGTCCAGTAGTACAAATGTATACTGTTGAACCATATTTTACAAGATCATTTAATTCATATTGTGTACTAGCTTGCCAGTCACTTCTCCATTTTTGACCATCTGTCATTAGTTCCCATTTGTTAGTTCCCAAATCTAGATTAAAGTCTGACAATGAAGTATGTCCGGTTACACACAAGTATGTTTTACCGTTTACTAATACTACGTCATCAACGTAATAGGTTGTAGAAGTTACCCAGTTGTTTTTCCAAACAAATCTAATTCTACCTAATTTAAACTCAGCCATTGCTTACTCCAAAATTTTGTGTCTTCTTATACATATTTAGCCATTCCCATTTAAGAATAGCTGTGCTTTCAACATATCACCTAATATGCCGTCAGTGAAATTTACATTATTTTCAAAATTAACTACTCCTGTTGGAGAGCTTATTTCATCTTGATTTAATATATTTGTTTGTCCAGCTAATAGTCCGCTGACTACAACATCGGCGCCACCGCCACCAATTTGTGCTTCAATAAATGTTGCTAGTGCTTTTTGTGTCGGCACAATATTATCGCTATTAGCAGCTAATGCTCCGTCAGTGCTAAATTCTCTAACAACTGCACTAGTACCACCTAACGATACTCCGCCTAGTCTTAGTTCAGTCAATCCAGACAATTGGAAGTCATCTGCATTCAATGTAATAACACCAGTAGCCTGTTCAACTTTAAACAACTCGCCTACTCTAAAGTTACCATCTTGGTCAGTTGATGTGTAGAACACTCTGCCGCCGCCACTGTCAACTGCTTCGTTAGGTTGACTAGGTTCGTTAGCAGAATCATAACCAAATATATATCTGCTAGGATATTCAGTATCACTTGCATTACCTGTACCGATATCTAAGAAGTCGTGTCCTGTTAGTCTAACTTGACTATAGCTTTCTCTAATAGTGATTGCTGTTGCATGTGCTTGTGTTGTATTTGATTTTAAATACGGTGTTATTGCTAATGTTGCTGCAAAATTTGGTGCTGTTCCAGTAATATTTGAAACTTCAACTACAGCATAAAGCGTGTCAGTGCCAGTAAATTCTAAGTTTGCGCCAGGTCCTGGAATTAATGACAATCCTGTTACATTAATAGTTGGCCCAACTGGAAATTCATCTGCATAGCCTGCGCCGCTTACTGTTGCAACAAATGCTGACTGGTACCCTGATCCTCTTGAAGTCCAAGTAGGTTGTGCTAACACGCCATTGCCAATTCTCACTTCCCATGCACCTGGTGATGTTGCGTTTGGATCTGTAATTGTAACCGTTGGAGGTGATGACGACTCATAACCCGATCCTGGTTCAATAATTTTAAATTGATTTAATCCGCCACCGGAAATAGCAAGTCTTACAAACGCTGTTGTGCCGCTAGTTGGATCATCAATAACAACCCTTGGTTCAATTTGATATCTACTTGTACTATCAGGTTGTACAAGAGTTGCTCCGGTGAAATGCTGCCAGCCAGCACTGTCATCTGATTCTTTAGCGACAGTAACTTGTTTACTAACATTATCAAATGCTGTAATATATCCATATTGTCCTGCGCCTGCGCCACTAATAATAACTATTCTCATACCATCATAGTTTGCAAATGTATTAATATCTGCTCCTGACAATATCATAGTTCCTGCACCTAATGACCCGCCATCCTGTGCGTTACCTTGTAATTGTAGATAACCTGTTCCTAAAGGAAGTAGTCCTGTGCCTGTCAATCTAATTTGGAAGATGCCGCCGTCTCTAGTATTAGCAGTTGTAGAAGTTGCTCCGGTCCCTGCGCCAGTAACTGTGTATGTTGTGCTGGCATCATATCCTTCACCTGCGTTTGCATATTCTACAGTTAATACTTGGTTACCATCAGTAACTACATCGTTAACAATTGCTTGTCCTGCTCTATTATTTAATGAAGCAGTGATTGGTGTTTCAGTGTTATCAACACCTTCTGCAACACTACCATATTTTCCGTATGAGTTGTTACCATTAGTACCTCTAATTTTTCCGCCATTCTCTGCAAGATAGCCAATGTGGTTGTAGTATGTAAACACACTAACAAGCTCTGTTCTACCTAAATTTGTACACCATACACCAATACCGTCACTTAGTACCTGTGTAAAGTCGTTAGCAACAATAGAATCGTTGCCGCCAGCATGTAAGTCTCCGTCAATTTTTAATCCTGTACATCCTGTACCAATTGTAGTTACATTTTGAATATAAGGGGATCTAGTTTTAATCCAAACACTTTCATCAGTTGGGCCAGTGCCTGGGTCCAAACTTACATATGCTACGTCATTAACTGGACGTTTAGTAAAGTATGCATTGTCAACAGTTAATATGTCAAACAAACCTTCCATAGTTAAATTTCTAATGCCGCTGGCATTTCTAACATAGAACATCTTAGTTGACTCGTATCCTGTTTCTGGCTGTATTACTGTGCTTCTTAATTCGTCGCCAACAATTGCACAACCTTCTGGCACAGTAATTGGAAGAACTTCTTTGTAAATTCCAGTTTTAACTATTACAGTTGATTCTTTTAAAGTTTGCACTTTTGCATTAAAGGTTGTTCCAAGACCACCTACTTGTGTAAAAGTTTCATTTTTCCAAGTATCAAATGTTCTGTTTAGTTGATTCCATAAATCTCGACCAGCATCTTCTTGTGCTTGTGTTCCTGACCATGTAGATGTTCCATCAATGAATGCTTCGTACCAACTTATCCATAAAGCAGCATCACCTGCAACTATTGCTCCGGTGCCTCCTAGATCGCCATATGGATTACTTGTTCTAGCATTATTTGATTCTAGTACTGCTTTTAAATTAGGAGCATCAATAGCATATTGTGCGTTTGCAGATGCGCTTAATTCTAAAGCATTATCAATAGCAGTGTAATTAATTGAATCTCTATATGTAGGATTAGCTATAATTTGATCACATGCATACTTGATTGTTTTATAAGGAGAGTTTAAACTCTTACCTCTCTCTGGATTATCAATTCCATCTGGATGTACGTAGAACACATCAGATATAAGATCAAGATCTTGCCAATCTAGTCCTGTAGATTGTACACGTAAAACCTGTCCTTCATTACCTCTAGCAAATCTTTGCTTGTTTAATTTAGCAGGATCGTTTGTATATGTAATTAAATCACCGCGTGTTGTTAGTACGTTTGAAGTTTTACCTTCAGCATGTAAATTCCATGTTACTGAATCAGTATCTGGTCTTTTACCTGTTGTTGATATATGCTTTACTGTACAAATATATGTATTTGATCCATATGTTGCAAGATCTTCTAGTTTGTATTCTCTTTGATTAGCCCACTGACCTCTCCACTGTCTGCCGGGAACAACTACTTCCCAATGCGTTGCACTTGGAGGTTCAACTACATCTTCATTGTCTAAGATAGCAACATATAAGTAACCGTTGTGTCTAACAACATCTCCTACTTTGTATTCTTGCGAGCTATCATAATTATAATCGCCCTTGTGATCAAAGTTTTCATAAACTTGTTGCCAAGTTGCTGTATCCGTTGCTTGCGGCTTTACGTTTACATTATTTACTAATGCTCTATATCCATATCCGCCATAGTCAACTACATCACCAATTTGATATTCAACTACTGCGTCCCATTGATTTTCAAATTCCATTCCTTCTAAATATAAATTCCAATTGCTTAGTTCAGATGGAAAATCCGGTGGACTTGCAGAAATGTGTTGTGTAACACATTTCCAAATACTCGATCCTTTTTTAACAATGTCGTTAACTTTATAATTTACGCCAGCAGTATGATTTTGTAAATAATTAACCGCTTGAAACGCTATTTCCCATTTAGATAAATCTAATTCAATACCTTCGTCTGTTGTTGCTGCACTAACATGTCCAGTAATACATCTGTATATTGTTGCATTATTTTTTACAAGATCATTTGGTCTGTAGCGTGTGGCATTGACCCATGCGCCTTTGTATGAGTCTTGTTCTGAAATAATATGCCAGTTCTGAGATTCTGATTCTAATCCATCGTTGAATATTGAAGTACTAGTATGTCCATTAATACATTTGTAAATATAGCCATTATAAACTACTATATCTCCTATATTATATATTGTACCGACAGTCCAGTCGTTTTTATATACTTGACCGTCGATTTGTTTTTCCCATACTGCTTCATTAGATACATTAAAATCGTTGCCCATTCCTGTGTGAAAATGGCAGTAAAAAAAGAATGGCGTAGCATCAAGAGGAATAGTAATTCTTATTTCTCTATAATGTGCAGTATTAAAATTAGCAACATAATTATCACCAGTAACCTCGGTATGATTAATATAATATTTTACACCGTCTTCAAATCTAAAACCACTGTTTACTAATGTACCATCTTCTGTTTTGCTAAAGAACATAGGATGAGGATTTGGCGTTCCTCCGTCAGCATTTGGAAAATAAACGTTAGTTTGATCGTCTTGATTGAATACGTATGTTAAACCTTTCTTTAACGTAATTTCAGGATTTAGTTGTCCTGAAACTCCATTGAAGTAATAAATGTTTCCTGTGTCAGCAGCATTTCTTCCTACGGTTATATATACTTCTTGATCCAATGCGCCAAAGTCAGCAGCAAAAGATGCTGCTGACGTGTGTCCTACACGACATACATATGTTGAACCTGCATATTCTACAATCTCGTCTTTAATGTATGCAGTAGTCGGGGACCATTGATTTTTCCATTTAAAACGTATTCTATCTAATTTAAAATCTGCCATTTTTTTATCCTAATTATTCGTTGCCAGCCGAAGATGACCCATCATCATATGCTACTTTTGTATTTACACTTGCTACTAATTCGCCTTCACTATTAACATAATACCAAACATTTTTATCATGCCATCTATACTGTTCGTAATTTAAGTTACTATATAGAAGCTCGTGGTCGATATCTCTGCCTTCGTAAAAGTCAAAACCTTCTTCTAGTTGATCATAATCGTTTGCGTTATCGCCCGGCTTATTAATTTGTATGCTTCCATTAGCATCCATTTGATCCATTTTGCCTAAAAACAGCTCTCCGTTGTCTGTTCTACGTAATCCATAAAAATATCTATTTCTTACGGCTGATAAAATTTGATCTGCATTTTGTCCCATATATGACATATCATTACCCCTTATACAATATCTACATAACTAATAACGGCATCTAACGATTCAATTTGATTCGATACAAGATACAATTGATTTGACGGTGCAAGAATTAATTTTTCTCCTGCTGCTAGTGCTCGCAAACTTGTGTTTGGCGGTACCATAACATCTTTCATAAAGTATCCTTCAACACTTGTGTCGTCATGTACTAAAACACTAGCACTTACAACACTTTCAGTTAAGTTTGCTAAACTTAAACCTACAATAGTTGATCTAGTTGCTGCATCAGTTTCTATTGCTAAGATTGGAACTGTCCCAACTTCTTTTACTACTTTATTTTTAAATTGTGTTGCCATCTTTTTATCCTAATGTTATTGCGTATTCAATTGCTAAATCTTCTGCTGCTGTTACACTGATTGAACCTGTTGCACCTGCTACAGAAACCCAACTAAATCCGTCCCATATTTCTAAATATCTTTGCTCTGTGTTATATCGTACCATACCAGTTTCTCTGTTAGCAGAAGCTGGACGTTGTACATTTGTTCCGACAGGTACAATAAATCCACCTGTACCTGCAATTTTAAAATAACCAGAACCAGACTGTTCAAATAATGTTACTGCGTCTACTGCTCTATTTGTTATCGTTGAATCTTTAAATGCTAGGTCATCTATAACAACTGCTCCGCTGCCATTAGATGACAGCACTAAATCAGTATTTAGCGTAGTTGCTTCAATGACATTTCCGTCAATAACGATATCATCTACTTCAATTCTTGGTGTTTCTAATTTATCTGCATCAATTGTAGTAACTACATTATTGCTAATATAAAATCTAATAATATCGTCGTTTGCGCCTGGAGTTAGTTCTGGTGTTATATAAGTGTCTCGATCTAAATCGTATACTCCACTTAATGTAATCCAATTACCGTCGTAACCTTCGAACAAGTTAGTATCAGTGTTATAACGAACCATACCAGTTGCAGGCGTTGGTCGACTTGCTGTATTTCCTTTTGGTAATTGCAAAGCACTTGACGAACTAATTCTAACTGTGCCGCTGTCTGAATCTAAATTAATGTCTCCTGACAAACTTTCAATTGTATTACCGCTTAATCTTAAATTTCCTGTTTCAATTTTGTCACCAGTAATTGTAGTAACGTTGCCACCGGTATTAATAGTTATGCCGCCAGTAGTGTCAATATTAAAGTCAGATGTAGTAAAATCTACAGTACCTGTTGATTGATCAATATGGAATAAATCACCAACTCTAAAATCGCCTTTGTGATCAACTGAGCTATATCTTACTTTTGCTCCGTTTAATTCAGTAACTTCATTTGCTTGTATTACATTTGTATCGTCGTTGTCAGTTAATTTACCTGTGCCAATGTACGCTAAGTTTTGACTTACTAGATACATTAATACGCCTTTGCCGTCGCCTACTACTCCGTAGTTTCCGTATACACAAGCACTTGCAATAGAACGTAGTTCTGCACCGAAGTCTGTAGTATCTGCTAATGTTACATAGTTAGCTGTAGCTCCGCCGCTAAATCTTATGTCTTGTGAATTTAAAGTGTCATCCGGAAATACTGTCGCTGCATTAGTTCCATTAAAATGTAATAACAATGATGTATCTGTATCACTTGTTTCTTCTGATGTTGGAGCAACAAAATTACTAGTATACCTAGCTACACCTTTTGAAACTCTTAATTCGTCAATGTAACCGTTAAAATAATCTGCTGAGCCGTCAAAAATAGATCCAATTACTAATGGTTTAGCTGTGCCATAATTATGATTGTCAGTGTATGTTGCACCCGATTGTGTTCCGTTAACAAATAATTTTGTACTTGTTCCTGATTTTGTTAGTGCTACGTGTGTCCAAGTATTTGCACTTATTGTTGCTCCGGAAATTTGATTTCCGCTATTTGTATAATAAAATAGTTGATTAGATGCATCAATATATAACATAGGTGCTAAATCAACTGCTGAACCTGCTCTAAAGTCAACAATAGTTTGTACAGTACCTGGATTAGTATGATAAATCCAAAAACTAATTTCTAATTCGTCAGTACCAAAGCCAAAGTCATCTTGTGATGTTATTCCAACATAGTCGCCAGTGCCGTCAAGCAATAAACTTGTTTGCCCAAATTTCTTCTGTGTTGTACTTAATTGAGCATCAGCATATGCTGTAGTAGATTTGCCGCCGCGTTCTGCAGCAGTTTCTAAACCTGTTAAGTTGCCTGGTATATAAAATTTACCATCCGAATCAATACTATCAATTGTTCCTGTTGCAAGAACTGTAACACCATCAGTATCGTAGTAAGTAAATGTTTCCGCAGCACTAAATGTTCCTGTAACATCGCTAACTCTTACTGAAGTTTTTCCTGCTGCTTTTAATCCTGTAGCACCGTTAAGTGCATATAAGCCTCTGTTTGCAAAATATGTAAAACAGTTTAACCATTCAATTCTTGTACCGTTAGTAACAGTTAATGCATCTACTCCAGGCGTAATAAAAGTTACACTATGGAATAAACATCCTGCTTCTCTTGATGCTGCATTTGCTATACTGCCGTCAAGTTTGGCGCCACCGCCTGCATCACCTTGAGCAAAGCCTCTTGGATCGTCTGCAGGTGTAACACTTCCTGATGTAATTACACTTACGTTTCTAATATATGGCGATCTTGATGTTACTGTAAAGTTGTTTGCAAACTCAAAAGCATATCCTGGAGCAAAGAAGTCTTTGATTGTAACATCTTCGATTGTAGATTCACCGTTGAGTAAAAATGCTGTGTTGTTAACAGAACTAACATGCGGTACAATATTTACGCTACGAATACTGTGTCCTTTTAGCGTTACACCGGCTGGTACAGTCATTGGAAATAATTCTGTATATACACCTGGATAGATGTGAATAGTATCGCCTGCTGTTGCTTGACTTAGTGCATGTTTAATTGATGCATAAGGATCATTAGGATGATCACCGGTGTAAGTGTCATTACCATTTTCTGCAACATACAGTGTATTACCTTGACGAAGTGCTAAGTTGATTCCGTCAGCAAGTATGTTAGTTGTAGTTACTGTTCCTGCATAAAAATTATTAGTCCAAACATCTTGCCATTGTTTCCCGCCAAGTGCCGGGTCAGTACCTAGTTGATACGTGTCTGTTGCGTCTGGTACAATATCACTTGCAATTTCTGCATTAAAAGTAACATTATCAGTATCTGCATCGCCAATTGTAATATTACCGTCTGCTGTAATGTTTCCTGTTGCCGTAATATTGCCATAAACATTTGTATTACCAAATATTTCAACAGTGCCGTTACCGTTTGGATTTATTTGTAAATTAGTGTCTGCAGAGTTTGTACTTATAACATTGTTTTCAATGTCAAAGTCATCAATAACTAATTTTTGTTGGTACACTGTATTATTATTAGCGCCTAGTGTTAGACGATTTGTTACAGAAGATATAGTGTTACCAGAAATTCTAACATCACCGAAAGCACCATCTCCTGGTACTTCTAAATTAGTTGTTCTTGTAGTTCCGGTTACATCTAGGTCATACTGGGGACTTGCATTGTTTATGCCGATGCGACTGTTTGTAACATCTAGATATAGTAAGTCATTCTCAAAAGCTAGATCTACTCCCTCACGAAGCAGGTTTGCTTTTAAGAGCGGACCACTTATTCGACCAATAGCCATCTCTTCTCCTCAGTACGGGGATCCTGTCCCTCTAGCCTAATTTTCAGCTTGCGCTCTTTGCCGGCTAACCACAGTCTGACCCTGCAGGTATTGGTCATACTCTGCATTAATATTATTTATCGTTTTTTAGGATTAACCAAGTACTATGGCGTAAATATCAACTAATTCTTTGAGGACTACATCAGTAACTTCGGCGCCTTCACCAGCTGAACGCTGCCATTCTTCGCCGTTCCAAGTTTCAAGATATTCTTGGTCTGTGTTGTATCGAGTTTCACCTTCAAGCGGAGATGAATTTTGTTCTGCTTCTGTTCCAGCTGGAATAACTAGGCCAGTTGTGCCACCGAATTTTACATAGCCGTTATTTGTTGATGCTAATATTAGATTGTTATTTGTAGTATTTAAAAATGTACTATCTTTCAAATCAAAATTTTCTGTTTCAACTACATTAGAAGAAGTAGTACGTCTCAATTCTAAGTCGCTGTTTGATAGTGTAGTAGTAACAGTGTTATTATCAAACAGTACATCCCCTGTTGATAACCCGAGTAGATTAGTGCTATTACTATCTATACTACCAACTATTGATCCTGCTGATCTAAAAATAATAGTATTATTTGTATCATGTGCATCTACGCTTGTCTGCCTGTCACTTGAATACGAGCCGCCAAAACTTAAATTTCCTGTTGAAAAACCTTCAAATAAATTTGAATCCGTGTTATATCGTATATCAGCTTGTAAGTTATTTCTTTGTATATCCGTGCCGTTACTTAAAATTAAAGAAACATTATTATCTGTATTAAATAATCCAGTAACTGGAGATAGTGTTAAATCTCCATCAATAGTAGTTATTGTATTTCCGTTAATTCTAATATTGCCTACATCAACTTTTGTTCCATCAATAAACGATCTTTCAAGACCGTTGCGTACTGTTATAGAACCAATACCACTAAAGTCAATTGTATTAGCATCTATACTAGTTGACCCAGTTTCAAAGTCTACAAAAAAGTTATCTCCAACTTTAAATGTACCGTCTGCATCAGTTGTTGTGTAATATATATTTCCAGAATTTAATTCAGTAACTTCGTTTGCTGTAACAGTAAGTGTTCTATCATTTGATACATCTTTTCCTACGCCAATGTAAGCAAAATTATGTCCTATTAGATACATTAGTGTATTTGCGCCATCTGCTTCTGCACCTTTAGTACCATACACATTTGCTGAACCTATTGATCTTATTTCTGCACCAAATGTTGTGCCGTCGTTGGCTTTACCAGCAGTTCCGTTTGTTGCATATAATCCTCTATTAGCAAAGTATGTAAAGCTGTTTAGCCATTCTACTCTAACACCATTTGTCATTGTTATAGCGTCTACGCCCGGAGTAATAAATGTAGCTGCATGGAAAAGCATACTAGCTTCTCTAGTACTATCCCCTGTTGTTGCGCCATCAATTAACGCACCTTTGCCAGCATCACCTTGATCAAAACCTCTTGGATCATTAGCACTTACAACACTACCTTTTGTAATAACTGTTACGTTTCTAATATACGGAGAGCGTTCTGTAATTATTGTATTAGCAGCAAAAGTAAACGCATGACCTGGACTATAAAAATCTTTAATTGTAAGATTTTCAATTGTAACATTTTGGTTCATTTCAAATGCATTGTTTGCATTTGTTCCGGCAGTAGGTTTAATAATACAGTTTCTAATATCTTCGCCTGATATGGTAATTCTTTCAGGAACAACTAAAGGAAATACTTCTTCATATTCTCCCGGATAAACGTGAATAGTCACCGGACCTTGTGTACTTGCATCAACTACGCTAAGAGCATGTGACAATGTACGGAATGCTCCGTGTTGATGGTCACCAACGTTAGTATTACTACCAAGTGTACTTACATAAAATATATTGCCTTGACGCCTTGCTAATGCACTACTTTCTACAATTACATTATCTACATATGTAGAAGTACCATTTAATAAATTACTGTATATTGCGTTCCAGCGTTTTGTTTGTATTCCTAATGCACTTGCGTTTGAACTATCCGGTATAAGATCACTATTAACATCAGCTTCAAAGTCAACGCTGTCTTCATCGCCGTCACCTAATACTAAACTTCCTCCAAATGTTATGTCGCCAGTTGAATGTATATTACCTGTTGAATTCCAAGAGCTTTGTATTTCAATTGTGCCTGTGCCGTTTGGTCTTATTTCAATATTTGTATTATCAGTAGTAGAACTAAGTTCATTTCCGTCAAACTTTAAATTTGCAGTTTCAATACCGGTTGCAAAAATATCTCCTGTTGAATTTAAATTAATAGTATTTTCAACTAACTGGGTTATTGAGTTTCCTTGTAATTCAAAACTGCCTAAGTTAAAAGTACCAGTTGTTATTACATTAGTTGTTCTAATCGGTGAGATTGTAGTAAGTACGTCAGGACTTGCCATCGAAGTAGTGTTAATACCAATTCGACTATTGTTAACATCTAGGTAAAGTAAATCTGTTTCAAACGCAAGGTCGACACCTTGACGTTCAAGATTAGACTTGAGTACTCCACCGCCGATTCTACCTACTTGCGACATTTATTGTTCTCCCTCTGACTATGTATTTATTTGTCAAAGTTATGTAATACGGTGATATCTTTTCCAAAAGGTGGCGGAGATGTAAATCTTAGATAATATCCCGTTGGTCTTACTTGGCCAGTTCCTGTAGGTGCGATATTATTCATGCTGAATACTGTATCTACAGTATTAGAAGCTGCGCCTAGTAACGTAAAATCTGTAGTTCCAACAGTTGTTATTTTATACTCTGTGCCTTGTGTTGCTGTTGTTACATCAATTTCCCCACCTAAATCACTTGCTGGAGGATTTTGTATTATAGTATAGTTAGTTGTTGCTATTTGAAAAACGTTTTCAACAAATACTAAAATATGTCTTTCTTGAGAAGGTGCAAATGAAGTATTGTTTGCTAACTTACCAAATATAATGTTAGTTGCGTCAGCACCTGTTAACGTTTGTTGAACAATGCCCGGATCTCGGTTAGGTTCTTTAAATCTAATCTGTCTCCAACCGCCATCTTGGTATGCTTCAAATTGATTACTCGTAGTGTCATATCTAACTTGGCCTTCAGTTTGTGCTGTAGCAATTCCAAATTCGCTTGGTCGTTCAGATGAAACGCCTTTTGGTACTAACAATGCACGTTCGCTATCAATAATTACTTGATTGTCGATATCGTACTGTACACCTTTTCCTGTAATACTTCTTGAGTTAGTAGTTTGACGCTTTATCAATCTCATTTTATTATACTTCCAAATAGCTTACTGTTGCTGATAATACAGTATATCTCGATGTACGAGCTTCGCCTGATCCTGCGCCTGCGCCTGTTGCAACGAAGATAGTTCCAATATTACTATCAACTGCTCCAATTGATGTAAAGTCTGTTGTTCCTGGGGTAGTAATTACATATTCTTTTCCAGCTACAAAGCTACCTGCTTGTACAGGAGTATCTACAAATTCTGGTTCAGATTGAAATCTAATTTTATCGCCTTGGCTAAGAACAATTTTTTCATTATCGAATGTAAATGTCTCTCCTGCAGGTAACTCTAAGTTGTTTATAACTCGAGTTACATAGTTATCAGTTGCTTCGCCTTGTCGTACTAAATGTATATCAAATTGAGCAGTTGTTGAACCATTATTACAAACTAAAATATTTGTAATAGCATATGTTTTGTTTTCAGGTACTGCGCCTGCATACGCACCGGGGTTATTACCTTCCGGATCTAATATATCTACGTATGTTTGTCTTAATTGTGCGTTTACAATTGCCATTTTGCTTCCTTAAAATAACATGCTGAATAGCAGTGATCTATTTTTACTTATTAATTCATCTCGTGTTTGTTCTTTATTCACAAAAAACAAACCTGTTTTTCCGTTAGATTGATCTGAAGCATATAATTTAATGCCTTCACTAGTATATAACGGTTCTAAATTTTCAGGTGACACATCGTCTAAACCCGGAACACTTGTTAATACTAATGAATCTTCAACTTTAACTCCGCCAACTCCTGGCGCCCTAAGAACTAAATCAGCATCACTTGCTAGTGTTTCAATAGTAGTTCCTGTAACTCTTATTTGATCAAATTCCCAACGGTCTGCATACAGTTGAGAAACTATATTATTGTCTATTGCAAATTTTATTACACTTGGATTGCTTGTTGTTTCTTCGTCTTCAATAATACTAGTAACTGATAACGATCCGTCACCAATTTGACTTAAGAAAACATTAGCAAAGTTATATGCAACATAATCTGCTACACCTTGAACATTGGTTAATGCGTCTGGATTTCTTAATGCTCCATTAATATTGCCGCCGGCGTCATATTCAAATGTGCCGTATTCGTAGTTTACTACATTCTCAACAGATACAGTAGGTGCTGCGCCGGAACCTGTTGACGGATTTCCCGGGGTTAGCATTAAAGATGCTCCGCCAGTGTCTAGTCCACTTGTTCTAAGTTTTTGCAGGTTGCTTCCGCCGTCATAAATTATAAATCCGCTTATATCTTCATCATAACCAAAGTATGCATTAGCAATACTTCCTCGATTAATTTCTAATCCAGAAAATCTTTCAGTTCCTTGAATTCCATTTGAACCATCATCACCTTGATTAAGTGTAATAACTCTATCTGTAATAACAGTATCAGTAGTTTCTAGTCTTGTAAAGTTTCCTTCAACTACTAAATCTCCAGTTACAAAAACTGTTCCTGCATCTAGTCCAGTATTAAGTTTTATGTAGCCGCCAGGTTGAACAGTTACAGTATAGTTACCGCTATCTGCAACTCCAGGTGTTCCTGCTATATTAAGATACTTAGACATTCATTTTCCTTAAAAAATGTAGGGGATTGCTCCCCTACTTTTCTATTCTTAGTCAGCTTCAAAATCATCTGCACCAGTGAATGAATCATCTGTTCCAGCTTCTTCCATTTCAACTGCGCCGTCATCTGTAGCATTACTAAAGTTCCAAGCAATTTTTGTGCCTGAGTCAAGTGTTACCATACGTCCTGCAATTTTTGTAACTTGACGAGCTGTTCCGCCATCGTCTTTTACAGTAATAGTCATATCGCCTACTGCTAAAGTACCTTGTGCTTTATCAGCTAGAGTACAATCTTCTGTGTTTGTGCCGTCTGTGCAACGGAACTTTTTAGATCCTAATTGCTTTACAATCCAACCGTTTGCTTCAGCTTGTCCTGTAGCACGGAAACGAACTTTGATTTCATTGCCGCCTGCTGTTGGCTCTCCAAAATATCTTTTATTAAGTGGTCTTCCCATTTGTTTTCTCCTATAAAAAGTAGTCCTATGCCCGTTCTATGGGCTACGCTGTGGTGCAGCATAAGTCCGCCTTGCGGCACACTATCTGACAATAGTATTTATCAAATAAGAAAAAAGCCCGACACAGTTATGCATCGAGCTTTTACTAATAAAGGTGATAGGTTGGACTTTGAGAATACCAACAACCTCCTAGTAGCTCTCGCTATATTCGGAGGAGCCTAGCATCGGATAGTTACTTCCAAAAACATATCTTTGTATCTCTACACTCATATGTTGCCACTACAGCTACTAGCCAAGTTGTGTCACTACGCAACACCGTTCCTTGCACTATCTAACTTAGACCGTCGCCTAACTTATGTATTAACTATAACATCATTACAAACAATGTCAACCACTTTTTTAAAAAAAAGTCAAAAAAATAGGCCCCGTAAGGCCTATTTTCTGTTTAGTAAAACTAAACTTAGCTAAAGCTAACTGCTGTGTCAGTAATGTCTACTTTACCCAAGTAGTCAGCTGCGTTACCAAGCGATGACGCAGTGTTATTCAACTCAACATATCCATAACGTGTCATGAATGATACTGTTGGTTCGAATGTACCTGGATCCAATACAACTCCTGAGCTCATTAGCGGGATGTATGGGCAATAGAATGCCGCTGCATCTGATTCGCTTGAACCTTTGTAGCCGATTAGTACTGCTGAATCGTCAGCAGCATAAGTGTTTACATACACTTTCATAGCGTTGTTCAAAGTACCAACCATCTTAGTGTTAGTTGGGGCTTCAAAAGCACCTTCAGTTGTACGTGCAAACGCTGAAGTTGTAGCAGATTGTAGGATTGTTAACGCGAATGGCGATACAACAGCCCAGTTACCTGCACCTCTACGTGTGCGCTGTGCAATCAAGTTACTTACGCGGTTGATCTGCACTGCCAATGCGGCATGCTCGTCACCTACGAATGTAGCTGTACCTGAAACACCTGTTTGTACATATGTTTCAGCAGCAGTACCAGCTAGTGTGTCTAAAGACGCTAGTACTTCTTGATCGATTTCAGCAGTAATCTCTTGTGCTAATGCAGCCATGATTTCTGCTTCTACGTCAATACCATGCATAGACTGTGCGTCTTGTGCAGCTTCAAACGTCCAGCGAGCTGACAACTTACGTGTCTTAGCTTCAACTGTCTGCTTCAAGATTTGAATTGACATTCTGTTACCGGCTTCACCTTCAAGTGTCGCTGTTGCATCAGCTTTACCTGATGTAGCATTACCTGAATATGCTTCAGCAATTTTGAATGGGCTTAAAGCTTCTTCGCCTGCTGTTGCACCTGATGCGCCTGTACCTACTGTGTCTGAATAACGAACACGTAGAGTGTGGATTTGACCCACAGGACCAGTCATTGGTTGTACGCCTACTAACTCGTTAGCAATAACGGTTGGCATTACACGTCTGATTACTGGAAGAATCACACGGTTTAGTGTTGCAACGTTGCCCGCAGATGTTGCACCAGCTGTAGCACTCTCTGACAAGTACTTGCGAGTATTTTCTAGCGTAGCAGCCATAACAGACTTCTTGTTGCCTTGCAAGCCTTCAAGAAGAGCAGTTTTGGTGTCTACCCAGCGGCTTTCTAATAGTTCTGACATCATTATCTCCTTAATTATAATCCAGCAAGACGTTTAATATCAACCACATTACTTTGTGTTTCATCGTCTGCTTTAGTTGCTGTCATTGTTTCTTCTCTGTTGCCTGTAACTTCTTTGCCTTCTGTTAATGCTGCCTTACGCTTTGCTGGAGTATTTCCGTCGATAACCGATGGTAAGTACTTGTCAAACTGCTTTTGCAAACGGTCTGTCTGTACTGATTCCAGTAAGTCTGTCATAATCTCGCGCTGATCGTTGCTCAAAGGAGCAATCAGTTCGTTCATAATCTTTTCTCTTTTTGCTGTTTCAACTAAACGCTGTTTTTCAACGTTAACTGATTCAGCTAAAGTTTTTGCCTTCGATGCAAATGCTTTTGCTTCTGCAAGTTGCTTGTTTTTAATATCAACAACTTTAAGAAGTTTAGCTACTTCTGAATTCTCATTCAAGTGGCTAGTTGTATATTCGCTTGCAAATGCTTCGAAGATTTTACGACCAAAATCGTTTCTTCGTGCTGTGTCAATGTCTTCTTTAAGTGCAGCAATTTCACCTTGCAGTGATTTGCCAACCATTTCAGATACTGCTGTAGCACTTCTTTCAATAAAGTTAGTCTTAACTTTATTAAAGTGTGTTTTAGCTTCACGTACTAAACGTACTTTTGTTTCTGCTAAATCTTTCTTGTCTTCATGGAATTCTGAAATTTCATTAGACAGGGCATCTACTACAAACTCTTCTAACTGGCTATAACTTTCAGCCAGTGCAGCTTTGTCTGCACGTAGTTCTTTAATTTCTGCTGCTAAATTTTCAGCAACAAAACCTTTTAGAAGATCTGCATTTTCACGCATTGCAACCGCATACTTTGCTTTTGCTTCTGCTAAACCTTTACGGTCTTCTTGGAATTCTGCAATCTCTTCTGCAAGACGCTCGGAAAGCATTGAGTCGATAGCTTCAACCATAGTTGATTTATCGTGCTCATACTTTTGTGCAAATTCTTCACGAAGTTCAGCAGCTACTTGCTGCTTATTTTCAGAAACCTTTGCGTTCCACGCCTCTTCTAACTCAGCCCTGATTTCCTCTGAAACAACATCATTTTCAAACAGTGTTTTCAGTGCATCAATCATTGTGTTCTCCTAATTTCACTGGAGTTTACTGATTATATTAATCAGTGATTCCTTTAGATACTTTTGTGCCTTTGGATCTTCTTTAGTAGCCTGTGCTAATTCATATGCCTTCATCCCGCCTCTTGAATTCATAAGTTGTTCATAAATTGGAGTAGGATATGCACCAGGAGCAGATGGCTGAGCAACTACGTCCACGGTAATAATTTCAAAGTCAGCAACGTTACCGCTGCTGTCAACTTCACCAGAGCCCCTAGATGAAACACCTAGTTTAACTCCGCTTTCAAGCATTGTTTTAACTAGTTGTCCCATTGGGGTTGGTAAAATTTTCAACTTTCCGTAACCGTTGTCACCATCCATCCAACATTCAGTTATCATATGGCTTACACGGTCAATATTGATGTTAAGTCCTTCTGGATGATCAACTTCTCCGAGAGGAGTATAGCCACCGCTAATCTGATCATTGAGCGTTTTGACAGCCCTGCCGATTTCATCTACAGGATACACTCGCTGATTAGCATTACGAATACCGCCTTGGATAATAATACCTTTTAAATAAAGGTCTTTACCCTCGTTAGCATTCTCTAATACTACGTTAGCTTGGTCAAATGTCAAATGCTCTCGTAAATCGTTCATCAAGATTCCCTAACTACTTTTTTAGCCGCCAATAGTTGGTTTTTTATTAGCTGCTGTCTCTGGTTTGCCCTTTTTCTCAGCGCCGTGACCAGGTTCGGTTTTGCCAGCTTTTGCTGCCTTACCACCAGGAACGTTAATGTTCTTGGTATTCATATCCTTAGCGTTCTGATCACTTAATGCAGAACCCTTAAGGTTACCTTTGTTAGCTTCTACGCCTGCTTCTGTACCAGCTTGGTTCAAGTTGCTTGCGGTTCCGCCCATATCGTTTTTATTTGCTACTGTCGACTTAGTGTTTGCACCATTGTCACCCATTGTAGCACTTACTTTTTCAACATACTCGCGCATTTGCTCGCCTGCTGTTTTTGGTTCTTTTGATTCTTCAACTTCTTCGTCAGTTGCTTCATCTACTTCTTCGTCTGTAGCTTCGTCAACTTCTTCGTCAGTTGCTTCATCTACTTCTTCGTCTGTAGCTTCAAATGCAAACGCTTCTTCTTCTGGCTCTTCTTCGCCTTCATCGTCGTCGCCTTCGTCATCGCCAGCCATCATTTTTTCAAATTCTGCTTTTAGGTCGTCTAGCGCATCTTCTAGGTCTTCTACACGATCTTCAACATCGCCTTCGCCTTCTTCGTCGCCTTCTTCACCTTCGTCGTCCATGCCTAGGTCTGCCATCATGTCGTCAGTTGGATCACCGCCCATGTCTGCCATTGGATCTGCTTCTACTTCAAACTCATCTAGGTCAAAGCCTTCTTCAACTTCTTCGTCAGTAGCTTCGTCTACTTCTTCGTCAGTAGCTTCGTCTAAATCTTCTTCTGACTCGTCTACTTCTTCGTCAGTAGCTTCGTCTACTTCTTCGTCAGTAGCTTCTTCAACTTCGGCTTCGTCTTCTAGTAAACCTTCGTAGATATCACGTGATTTTTCAACTACAATCTCGTGGAATAATTCTTGTGCTGCTTCTTTGTCTTCATTGACAAGAAGCTCTAGCATCTTTTCAAACTTATTTTGATCTGCCATTTTTAACTCCTATAAATGTTTTGTACACTCAAGAAACATCGAAGATGCTTCCTTTGTGGGGCTGTCAATATATATTTACATTATTTTTGAAAAAGTACGTAGAAATAGGCTCAAAATGAACCAAAAAATTTAATTAACAAATTTTTCTATAAAATCTGCAACAGAAATGTGTTTTAGATTGTTTAATTTAGTAAATTGTCTAGGAATAAAGTTATTTTCTCCTAACACTCTTATATATCTCTTGTCGGGGTTGTTAAATATGACACTATAAGTCTGTCTCTCCCAATTTCCATAATATGTTGCAGGTGCATCACTTTTTTTATAATTGTCAGTATCGGCGTATATATTATTAACTGTATTATCTTTGCCTATGCCTTTATAATCAAAGCCTAGAATGTATATTTCATTATTATTATGAATAGAAGCTAAATGGAGTGCAGTAGGTCCACTGCTCCATCCTTTTGTTGGTTTAAAAAAATTAAATCCAGTCATTCGGTGATATAACTTATTAGGATTTGTCCATACTTCGTTGCTATGTTGATAACGTGCATTATTAATTTCTATAATCATTTTAACATCAACTGAAATTAGATAATCAGGAGAATACTCTCTAAAAAGAGCATTACATCCGTATGTTTTACCTTTTGACTTTAATTGATTTAAATTAATTGGCTTTCGGCTTACACCATTGCCGATAACAAATGCTGCTAGGGACATTAGAGATCTGCTTGTTGTTGCGCTGCTATTCCGTACATTTGCTTTACAAATTCAAGTTCTTTTAGTTTTTCTTCATTGTGTAACTCAGACGATTTACGAATTTTTTGAATTTGTTTTAGACTTAACCGTGTTTTGCGTGTATCTTTTTTATCCACAACGGATTCGTCGTCGTTAGCATCGTAGCGTTTATCTTCTACTGGCTCAACTGTTTGTGGATCAAAATAAAATAGTTCACGTAGTATCATATTATTATTTATATCGTTTGTTCAGTTCCGGGTGCAGTAGTAGATCCTAGTTCTTGTCCTGTTGCTGTTTCAGGTCCTGCATCAGTGCCGCCATCAGCTGTATCTGCATCAGGATCAACTTCGTCTTCAAGGTTAGACATATCGTCGCCAATGCCTGCACTTGTTATTCCAGCGTCACGCATTTCTGCACTTGCGTCACCTGGAATAGGATCTAAATTCTCTTCGTTTTCTTCTCGCCATAAACGTTCGTTTTCTGCAAGTTCCTCGTCTGTCATGCCTAAGAAACGTTTCATAGCAAAACGATTTGAAATATAAGGTATAGCACTCATTTGTGTATATGTTGGTACACGAGCATTATCAATTTCACTTTGTCTATACGCTGCAAAATTTTGCGGTGGTTGAAATTTAAGATCAAACATTGCAACATCAACGTTCATTCCTTTTTCAAGAAGATATCTTTTAAACTCTTGATCAAATTCTTCAACAACTAAATTTTGTAAACGTTCGCAATACGTATTAAATCGCAGTTCTTGAATATATGCTGTGCCCACTCTGCCATCATTATACTGCGCTGCACTATCGTCGGCACCTGTGGGTAAGTATGAGCTAGGAATGCGCAAGCCTCTAACCAATTTATTTGTAAAGTATCTAAGGTCATCAATTTCTCCTAGGTTAGTTCCTCCAGGAAGTGTTTCTACTTTAGAACCTCTGCCTTCAGCAGTTTGCGGGAAAAAGTAATCTTCGTTGATTGACAGGGGATTGTATGAACTGTCTATGACATTTTGGCCTCCGCCTGTGGACGATGGGATACGTCTTTGATGTATTTCCGTTTTAACACGTTCTACAAATTGCATAGCAAGGTGTGATGGCATGTTACCCACATCAACATAGAATACTCTTCTTTCTGGTGCTCGTTGTACACGATAGATAATAATAGCATCTTCAAGCAATTCTTTTTGCTTGTATACTTTAAAAATTGTTTCTAATAAACTGTTACCAAATGGATAGTTGTTGTCTAAACCTTCTGACAATGAAAGATGTACAACGTGTTCTGCATCAACTGTAACTTCCCCATCGTCAGTTGTAAATCTGCTGCCACTCATGCTAGACTGAGGTTGTCCTACCATGCCACGAGCGCCGCCAGTGGGTTGATATTGTGATCCGCCGCCGCCAGTTATGTTGCCGTTTGTTTGATATGGTGTTGTAGCAATACCGTCTTTAAAATTAAAATTAATATTTTTAATTACATACTGTTCAGGAACTTTACCTTCTGATTCGTTTACAATAATGCGTGATACGTTTGCAGGATCAACATGAAACCAACGCTTAGTTTCTGGATCGCGTAGGAAGAATTGATCCCCCATTTTGAATACATTGCGTAGTATTCTAAAAATCTTTGTTTCAAAATTCTGTAGCTTGTTCCACTGTTGTAAATATTTTTGAACAATAGTAATTTCTGAGTTAGTTGCTTTTTGTTTAAAATCAATAATAAAGGGTGTATTATTTTGTTTATTCTTTTGTGTGCAAAATTCAGCAAGAATATCTAATGCAGCGTTAACTTCACTGTCTAAATCCATTGTGTTATATTGCCCGTAGCGTTCAACTCTGTTAGGTGAACCTACATAAACATCAGGCAAGTAGCTCGAATAGTTGGATCGCGCAGGTCCTGCCATGTTGCCGCTATTTTTTGATGTAAACGGACTATAACTACCGTTTTGATTATCGCCTGTTGGTACAGGTGTAAAATATTTTTTCCAACTCATTTAATTCTCCATTAGCCCGGCAATACACTTACTGAGCTTGTTGCAATGTTACCGCTTGCTAAATTTTTTGTATTTCTTTGTACGCCTAATTCGATATCTCTTATTTCGGACAATACAGCTAATACTGCTCCCATTGTAGAGTTTAGTTGATCGCTGTTACTGCTGCCGCCACCTATTGAATCCATTTTAGCTACTACATCTCCGGCGTTAGTACCTTTACCTGGGCCATATTTGTTATCTTTAGCAAGTTCGTCATTTAATTTTCCAAGAACTTCTACTAAAGACTCCATAGCACTAGTATACGTTCTAACGCCGTTGATGTCAAGTCCTTTTTTCAATGTTTCAAGATTATTTTGTAACTCTGGTATTGAAGCAAATGACTGCACTACAGATTGTGTCTGTTGTAGTGCTGCTAGTCCTGTTTGTGCTTGTGTCGGATCTAAACTTGCAGGATCAGGAGCTTCAGGAGCTTCAGGAGTTTCTACTGCTGCTGTCTCATCACCAAAAAATGATTTGCCTTCTCCGCCTAACCATTTTGGCAAATATTGTTTAAAGTTTGGCATTTCAAAATCAAACGTAAAGAACCCTTTAACTTTATCAATTATACCTTGGAACATACTAGATATACTTGGTATTGCTAACTCACCAAAGCTAAACATACCTGTTACTGTTTCCCATGCAGTTGTTAACAATCCTGATATTGAAAATCCGGTAGCCTCTTCTCCCCATGCAAAGAAGCCTTTGACAGTTTCCCATGCTTTTGTTGCTAATATTGATATTCCTAAACCAATAGTATCGGCTTGCCATGTAAAGAAGCCTTTGACAGTTTCCCATGCTTTTGTTGCTAGTGCAGAAATACTAAATCCTTCTTCTCCAAAATCAAAGAACCCTGTTATCTTAGTCCATGCTTCGCTTATTAAAGTACTGATTGCATATGTTGCTTCACCTTCACCAAAGCCAAACCAACCAGTAACTGTATTCCATAATTTTGTAAGGTCTTCAGAGATACTAAACTTTGTATCAACAAGTGTAAACCAGCCTGTTACTGAATCCCATGCTTTTGTAGCAATATCTATAATGCTGTAATTTCCATCTTCGCCAACAGTAAACCAACCTGTCACTGATTCCCAAGCTGTACTAAACAATCCACTTATTCCAGTAGCAGCATCTCCTAGTACATCAGCTCCCCATGTGAATGCACCTGTTAACATATCCCATGCTCCGGCCAATAAGTCCTTCATAGCTTGAATTCCAAACACTGCCACAACTGCTGCTGCGATGCCTGCAGGAATAGCCAATACTGGTGCGGCAATAGCTGCGCCGATTCCAACTAATCCGCCTATGAATAAAGTACCCCAAGGTATGTCAAAGTCAAACATACCATCAGCAAATCCCTTTGCTGCTGCTGTAATGCCTTCTAATACAATATTACCGCTATCACCAAATGCTTTTGATATTGTTCCGCCTTCGCCAAACAAATCTCCAATTAAACCTTTTACTTGTACAGTCTTTTTACCATCTGGTGTATCAATTTCTTCTTCACCGCCAAATAGTGCTGTGCCTAATCCGTATTTTTTGAAATTGTCAACAAAGGTAGAAATTGAATTAAAGAAACTATCCATAGTAGCTTGTAGAGTTCCGTCTTCTATTATCCCAGTAATCTTTGTTGAAAAGTCTTTTACTAACGCAGCTGCGCCTTCAAAAATGCCACTGTCTACAAATGCTTCTTGTATAATACCTCGTGCGGCACGTATTGCTTCTTCAAACGTAGTAAATGCATCGGTAGTTTTATCTCGTGCGTCTTGTTCTTTCTTTGCTGCGCCTAAATCTCGACCTGCAACTTTCATCAGTTGTGGTATAGTATCTAAAAATTCGCCCATCGCTGGATTTGCTTGACGCAGAACGTCGATCATTTGTTTTTGTTCTGCTGCTGTACCTTTGGCAAATCCAGATAAACCTTCAACACTGTTTTCTAGAGCTTCCTGCAAAATCTTTGGGTCGGCGCCTTGACCAATTTGTTTAAGTGCGTCTTGCACAGCAGGACCTGCATCGCCCATCATTGCTAAAAACTGACCGGTTTCAGGACCACTAGGCATTCCGTCCAATAAATCTTTCATGGCGGCGCCTGCTGCTCCGCCAACATCGTCAATAAGTCCCAAACTCAATTGAAGATTTTTACCTCCTTCAGTAAGGTTCCCTTCAGCATCTCTAAATGCATTTAGCATGCCACGAATACCTGCATCAGTTGCTTGTTCGCGTAATGCTTTTTCTGCTTCTTCTCTAGTCTTGCCTGTTACTTTAGCAAGTAAATCAACTTGTTTTAAATAATCTGCACTTCCGGCTGCAAGCTCTTCTGTGCTCTTTCCTTGGAGAGTACCCATACGTGCTTGCAGGTCAATATAATCTCCCATGCCTTCGTTAACTTCTTCAACAGTAAATCCCATGTTTTTAAGAGCAGCAAAGTCTCCAGACTTTTTAATGTTGTCATTCATCTTTTTAAAGCGTTCAGCACCTAGGGTAACACTTCCGCCTAATGCTGCTAAGTTGTCTGCATTATTAGTTATAAGTCCAGCAAACTCATCTAACGACAATCCCATTTGAGCAGCACTTCTACGTGTTTCCATCATGTCATTGCCAAATGCAGCACCTGTTGCACTTAGAGTTCTAAATGTAGAAACAGTGTTGTCAATGTATCCAGCAAAGCCGCCCAGCAATCCGCCAACAATTGGAATGTGCTGTGCAAAGTCTGATAGATTATTTCCACCGTTAACAAATTCTTTAGCTAGACCTGTAAAGCCACCTACTACTGATCCTAACAGCCCGCCAACAGCATTCATAGATGCCTGGCCTAATTTTTTAATAGTGTTTGTAGTCTTCTTAGTTTCTTTAGTATTTTCTTTTTTAGCTGTTGAATTTTCTTTTATATGCTTAGAAGATTCGTCCATTACTGCCTGCATCTTCTTAGTAATGTCAGCAGGATTAACGCCTTTTGCTTTAGCCATTGCTTCCATAGTCACAACTAAACGAGCAAGAGTCACTTCGCTTGCTACACCGTCGCTGCCGCCTACATTGCCAATTTCTACTTCTTCAGCCAAAATCACTATCCTAAGTTATATGCGCATATAAATAATAGAGATACATATTATTACATTGTATTTATACGGAGACAATCATGGCAGAATTTAACCCCCAAGAATATTCAGGTAATATTAACCTGGATCCTAATCCTTTAAGGAAATACTTTAGACAACCTAAAGTTTATGTTACATTACCAAGTAATGGACAATTTTATCCTGAAGGCACAATTGATATTCCAGAAAACGGTGAATATCCTGTACTAGCAATGACAGCAAAAGATGAACTTGCTATGAAGACTCCAGATGCATTGCTAAACGGACAAGCTACTGTTGATGTAATACAAAGTTGTATGCCTAATATCAAAGACGCATGGAAACTTCCAAGTGTTGATTTAGATGCTATTCTAATTGCTATACGTATTGCAACATATGGTGAAGAAATGGAAATTACTACTAAAGTTCCAGGCATCGGTGAAGAACGTTCATTTAATATTGATCTAAGACAACTACTAAACAAACTTGTTACTGCTGACTACGATGGACACGTTCAGTTAGGTGAGATGAGTGTTACTACTCGTCCACTAACTTATTTAGAATTTACAGAAGCAAGCCTACAAACGTTTGAAGAACAACGTATCTTTGCACTAGTTAATGATGAAGAAATTTCAGATGGTGAAAAACTTTCTAAATTTAATAATAGTTTTAAAAAATTAACAGATCTAACAGTTAATACACTAACTCAAAGTATTGTTGAAATTACAGTAGGAGACGATACTGTAACGAATCCTGCACATATTCAAGAATTTGTTGACAATGCTGATAAATCTTTCTTTAGATCTATAACTGATCACTTAGATAATCAAAAGAAAAAGTTTTCAATTGAACCGTTAAAAGTTAATAGTACTGACGAAGATGTTGAAGCTGGTGCGCCTAAGCACTGGGAAGTACCAATTACGTTTGACCAAGCAAATTTTTTCGGATAAGGGTCCTAGCATGGACCGTGCCAGAGATCCTCGAAGAAGTAAAGGTCCTACAAGGTGATCAGAAGCAGATTAAATCTGAGATAATGAAACTGTGTTGGTATATGCGAGGCGGTGTTACACTCGATGAAGGATTTAATTTAAGTCACGAAGATAGGCAATTAATTGCAGATATTGTTAAAGAGAATATGGAAACAACAAAGAAAAGCGGATTACCTTTTTTCTAAAAAGGTTTTCCTGTTTTAGGATCAAGCAGTTTAGCTCTTTTAATGATAAAGTTTTGTTTTCCAGAGTTTATAACTACTACACTGTCGTCACCGTCTTTACTTGCTCCAACTACTTTAGCATTAGTTAGTTTTCCTGCTTTACTCATAAATTGTACTGGTTGGTTTGGGGCAAACTTTACTTGCGGAGCAGGCTTTGCTACAGTTTTTGATTTAGAAGTAGACTTTGCTTTGTTTTCTTCAGCATCTTTCCATCCTTGTTTAATTGGATCCCATATAGCTCCTACTTTATTAGATTTTTTAAAGCCAGTTTTGAAAGAATCTTTAAATCCTTCGTCAATTTCATTAATTTTCATTTAACATCATCCAATACTCGTATATATTTATAGTCTCTAGCTCTTCTTTGGTCTTGTCTTCCTAATCTTGTTTTTAAATGAGGTGATGGCCAATGACAAACAAGTTCAAGTGCAATATATTTATTTAAATTTAAATCATTTTCATTATTAATTCTATGATATCCAATATATTTTCTATGTAGTATACACATTTGTTCATGAAACCCAGTGTAGACAATTGAGTCACATCCGTCAGGTATGTAATCAACAATCATATTTTTTTCAAGATATCGATGTTCAACTACAGGCAAGTGACTAAATCTAGGATCGATCGGTGTTGGAATATCTGTTTTAGTAGCTCTATCATAATAACCAAGATCAGTTACTACAAGCCAGTTCTTGACCCGCGGCAAAAAATTGTATATTTTATCAGCCCATCTCTTATTCCAGTCATCAATATTATATCCAGGTAATATGTCAGTATCACGATTAGGTTCAGCAGCTTCTACTAATTTTGATTGTTCAATCCAAGGATCCATAATTACCCAAAGAGCTGTATCGCAAAGATGTTTTTTGTTTTTAAGACTAAGTGAATGTAACATGTGTATCTATTTATTGTGAATATCTACTACGTAGATATTAGTTATCGCTAACGCTCAAACTATACACTTCGTTTGTAGATAGAAGTAATTAATATGATACAAATGCATTATTACGAATGTAATAATGTTTAAGTTTCATGTAGATTGTTTCAGTCAGACGGAACCTGTTACGGTCCCATCTAATCTCAAAATGCGCTTCATGTGAGTCTGCACCAGCCGAGACATTGGAAGTAGGTGTTTAGTTTATACACAAAGTACAATGGGCTCTGACCTTTCCCAACCTACGTCGACATCGTGTACTATATAGAGTGCATAAGACGCTCTTATGCTTTCTGTATAATACATTACCTCTCGCTTCGTTCCTATTGCTAAAGAGTTTTTATGTACTGTGCTTGTGTTTCCGACTGCTAACATTCAATCTACATCAATCCAACGCCTTATTACCAGACGCGACTCAACGTGTTACGTGTGCTTCTATACGAGAGCTTTTTCCACAGCGGTAAATTAATCTGGCCCGCCAACCTTATGTGTTAGATTGTTTTGCCTTGATATGGTGTTCTAGCAATGCCTGTTTGAGTTTGTCTGAGCCGCCTACTCTAACATTAATGATACCGTTGTAGTAATCATCTGTTTCAAGTACTCGCCTATCAAACTGCTCTCGTGCCTCAATATAGGACATCTCGCCCCTGCCTTTGCATAGATATAGAATTTCTCTTGTAAAGTTCTCTGGACCAAGTTCTGCAACATCTGCATTTAGTCTATCTGAGCTACCCCAATAGTCACGCCAGTCGCTTTCTTTTGTTCCACGTCTTTTATTTTTTTTGCCTTTGAGTGGTGGCTTTGTAGTTTTAAATTTTGCTAGTTTTTTGCCTACATATTTTTGATTTGTAATGGTATTAGTAATAAGATAAACAAAACCTTCGTACTCTTTTGGTATTTGGTCAATTGTTTTTCCTTGGTAAGTCCATTGCATCTATTACTTACCGTTGCCTTAGTTATTCTTCGCCTGTTTTGGTTTTTCTTGTACTCATATGTAAATGATGAACTTCGTCTGAACGATCTTTTGCTAAAGTGCGTATGTCTCTTAGACATTTACGCACTTCTCGATGTGTTCGCACACTATTTTGTCTTTCAAAGCGTTCGCTTGCTTCAAAATATTTAAGATATGCTTGCACTAATTGATCATGAATGTCATTATCATCATCAGTCATTATTCTACAACATCTAAATCATTTGCATAACTTGTAAATCCGTTTTCTTTTACGACTCTTAGTACGTGATTAACACGACCAATAAGTTCATCCTTGTGCGAGATAAGATAAATGTTCTTTTCACGCTCACGTGCCATCTTTTTAAGGATGCTTAGTGAATTTTCAACACCAGCAGTATCCATGCCACTGTCAATTAACTCGTCAATGAACAACAAGTTGATATTTTGATACAAACTTTCCCAAACATCTCTAAATGCAAAGCTCAAACCTAGTATAAGTCTGTTACGTTCGCCTCTTGACAAGTTGTCAAAGTCTAAATCTTGTCCTAGCTGCGTAATTTCAACGCTTAAATCATTTAAGAACACAACTTGATGCGGCAAACCAATCTTATCTAAGTAATATGTAAGTCTATTGTTTAGATAAGCTAAGTTTTGATCAATAATCTTCTTACGAATAAAACTATCTTTGTTTGTCAGTAGTTTTAATAAAAATTCTTGGTGTTCTTTAAAACTAGTAAGTTCATTTACTACATTCCAATTAATTTCTTGTATAGCACTATTATTAAGTTCGTCAATTTGCGTTTGATATGGATCTGTTTCTGTTTGTTTATTTGTTAGTGCAGTGCGTAAACTATCAACATTTTGTCTATGTTCGTATGCTTCTTTAGCAGTTTCATAGTATGTTGTAGGCTTGCCATTGATATCACCAATTTCATCAAGTGCTACTACAACTTCTTTTATTTTAACATTAATTTCTGATTGATATGCAATAGCATCTTCAAGTTCTTTACTTTTACGTAAAGAAATTTCTGTTTTTTTGTCTGCATGTAGTTCTTGACCACATGTGTAACAAGTAGCATCATCTAATTCTAAGATGTCTTTATTAACTTTTTCTACAGACTTGTCGGCACGTACTAGTGCAGGTTCTAACGTGCTTAATTCTTTTCTAAGAGCCAAAATAGCATTGTTATGTTCATTCCAATTTTGTAATTTTTCATGAGCTTCTAGTTCAGAATCGATGTCTAAATGCTCTAATTCGCTAATTGCTTCTCGTAATCGAATAGTATCAGATGTACGTTTAGCTAACCATGCCTTTTGATTACTTTGCAAACTACTGATAGTAGTTTCAATTTTACTATTTGCAGTTTGTATTGCCTCAATTTTTAGTGTTTCAGAAGTAATTGCTTCTTTAGTTTGCCGGACTTGGTCTTTAAGAGTATCTGCCTTCTCACTAAGGATAGTAATACCTAACAATTGTTCAATAATAGCACGTTGATCGTTTTGTCTCATACTAAGAAATGGTTCAGTGTATGTGTTTAGAGCAACAATATGCTTGAACATATCGTGACTCATACCTAACAAGTCGTTAATTGTTTCTTGTGTCTTGCGACTATCACCTTGCGACTCGTCTGTAAGTTGTTGTTCGTTATCGTTAACAAAAAACTTTAATACATTTGGAGATCTTCCGCGTTCAATTCGATAATCAATGCCATTCTTTTCAAAATGAAGTGTAACTAACATGCCTTTGCTGTTAGTTTTATTAATTAGGTTATTACGTTTAATATTTGTAAGTGCTGTGCCGTATAATGCATAACTTAGTGCATTAATAATAGTAGTTTTACCAGTACCATTACGTGATCCACTATCATCACCGCCTTGATCTAAGTTTTCACCAAGTACAAGTGTTAATTGTTCTTTATTAAAGTCAACAGCCTGAGTTTGGTTACCCACACTCATAAAGTTTTTTACGGTTAAATCTTTGATGCGTATCATTTAGTGTTCTATTCCATTATAGATGTCTAACAACATTTTTTTGTTGAAGTTTTCTGTGTCAAGTGCAGCAATTTCTTTAGATACTATTTCATCTACGCTTTCAAAAGTAGAAATATCTAAGTCTGTTGTAATTTCTTCTATTTGTTTTTGCGGTATTAGTGTTAATTCTCTTACATTATAGTCTCTTATAAATGTTTCTTTAATAAAATTAGCTTCTTCATAAGATATAGGCAAGTCAAGTGTAACACGTAGATACATTTTAGGTTTTATAATTGTTTCTGTGTTGTCTAATAGCTGTGATAAGGTAACAGTGCGGTACTTAGGACAATCAGGCCAGTTAATATACTCTGGCTCTGCATTGTTCTCACGGTCTAGTATCATCATACCACGGTCGTCATCGCCTACATCGGCATAATTGTGCGGAAATGCATTACCAATGTAATGAATAGCACCTTGTTTTTGTCTTTTATGAAAATGGCCACTGAATACATACTCTTGATTCTTAAAGTGTTCTACTTTTAGATCTCCGTGATCCGGCATTCTAACCAGAGCATTCATATAAAAGCTAGGAAGTTCAAAATGACCAAACATATATCTTGCTTTTTGTTTTTCCATCTTCTTCCATTCATCGCCAACTAACCAAGGAACAAGAACTACGTCTTCTTCTTCATAAATTTCATCTACAAATGTAATTCCTTCAATGTGCTTGCCGAAGATAGTTGAACTTACATCACGTTTGTCTTTATAATACAAGTCGTGATTACCTACAAACATGTAAAACTTGTCAAATGCTTTACCAAGTTTTTCTAAACTACGTATAGTAGCATCCATAGTAGTTAAATTTAACGAATTCCTGTTGTGATGCCAATCACCGCAGAAGATACCGGTCTCACATCCGTTCTCTTTTGCTTGTGCAATGTACCAATCGATAAAATCTTCACAATCGTCGTTGTGAATTCGACTATTTCCTTTAAGTCCAAAGTGAATATCGGTAAAAACCGCTGCCTTTTTAAACAAATCTAAGTTTCTCCATAGTTAGCTTGTATATTATACTATAAATTTAGGAAGGCGTCAACCGTTAATCGGTGAATGGTGTCTGGCTAGCTTGTTCGTTACGCTTAACACTAGCTTCCCATTCACCTTCGTTCTGCCTAGTATAGCTCGGTGTTAAGTCATTCATTTCTAAAATGTCATCACGTATGTTTTGATTACGTTTTTCAATGTTAATTACTCTAACAAACGAATTTGTTACGGCTGCGGTATAGTATGCAAAAGGGTTATCCGACTTTGACTCGTCAAATTGCAATCCAATTTGTGTTAATTGCAAAATAGCTTGACCTTTCATTTCATCGTTATAGGTATATCCACGAACATTGCCGCGGGTAGCATAACGATCTACTAATTTTAACCACATCATTGCAAGTTTATCAGTTGCTTTACCGTGTTTATGATTAAAACAACCATTTTCCATGCCACCTTGCCAATGCGACTTGCCAACTAGTTGTAAATTTCCTTCGTCGTCAAATTTATAATGTACAAATGGAGGAAAATTTAATTTGACTTTAGTATCTGCTATTGTTTTTGGATTCTTTTTTCTTCCTACTTCTTCTGGAATATGATCAAATGTCATAACACGGAAGATTAATTCTTCTTTAGTAATTGAAGTGTAAGGAACTTCACATTCTGCTTGTTTTACTTTTTCACCTGCCATTTTTCTGCGTTCATATTCTGCACTTGACAGCTTTTTTGCTTTATTGCGTTTTGCTTCAGCAATTGTACGTATATTAATTTTTTCTACATCGGGTAAAATAATATCATATTGTCCGTATAACGGATCTATGTAGCTATTGAATGTATTTTTTGATTTGTGTATTTCTTTTAAGATATCTTTGTTGTTTAGATAATTTTTTGCTCGCATTATTGTTAGGCTCCAGGTTTATATATTTATTATAATATACATACATAATTTTGTCAACTAAATACTAGTGTTATTGGAGAAAAAAATATGGCAGAATATAATGCAGCAAACTTTGCATCATCGGTAGCTAACGATGCTGCTGAAGCAGTCACATCAGCTGCAACTGATGCAGCAGGACAATATATCAGCGGAATGGGTCCACTTGGACAAGCTACTGCCCAGTTTCTTTTTGATACAGTTATTAGTGATCGAACTATTACACGAGCAATTATTTCATCTGATATATCAACTAGGAACGATAGTGACTGGAGAGTTTCTATTAGTATTCCTGAAGTATTATTAGTAGGTGATATACTTGGTCCATTAAAAGAAAATACAGGTACTTCGTCGGCATTTAACACAGGAAATAGAATGGTGTTTCCGTTTAATCCGTCAGTGTTGTTTAGTCACACAGCTAATTATGCACAAGTTCAGCCAACACATACAAATTATGCATACAATGCATATGAAAATAGCCAAGTTGATGCTATTACAATTACAGGAGAATTTTTTCAAGAAAATGAAAACGATGCAAAGTATTGGATTGCGTGTTTACACTTTTTAAGAACTGCTACAAAAATGTTTTATGGAGAAAGTGATCCTTTAGGTAATCCTCCACCTGTTTGTAGACTAAATGGTTACGGCGACCATGTTTTAAATAATATACCTGTTGTTATAACAAACTTTACAACTGATATGCCACAAGATAGTGATTATATTGAATGTACTGTTAACGGAATTAAAAACTTCGTACCAGTACAAAGCACAATTACAGTAACACTACAGCCGCAGTACGCAAGACGTTCGCAAGCAAGATTTAGTTTGAATGAATATGCAGCAGGCGGCCACGTTCAAGGCGACGAAGGATTTATCTAATGCAAACAAAAAGTTTATCACCATACGGTAATACAACAATTAATAAATCGGGATATTTAGATATCTTATCTCCTAGAGCTATTCCTGTACATCCGGATGATGTTCTTTACGAGATTAGGCCTGAATTTACTTATAGGCCCGATTTATTAGCTTATGTTGCTTATGGAAGAAGAGAGTTATGGTGGGTTTTTTCACAACGTAACATGGATATTATTAAAGATCCTGTTTTTGATTTTATTGCAGGAACTAAAATTTATTTACCGCAAGACAAATTATTAAGACAAACATTAGGAATATAAATGAGTAAGTTTCTAACAACTGCGGTAACTACAGTATCAAATGCAGCACCAACTATCAATGATGTTTCAAAAGCTGCAACAGATGCAGCTAATAGTGCATTATCTAATGTAACTGGTATTGCCCAGGGAAATGATTTTGTTAATAGGTTTGCAAGTGGTCTAGCAAGCGGACTATCAAGTGCTGTAGGAGAAGCATTAGGTGGTATAATTGGTAACGATGATACTTTTAAAAGTATACTTTCTGATCCTATTAGTATTATTACTAGAGGACAAGCAGATCTTATTGGATTAACAGGCGGACGATTCGATTCTTTAGTAGCGCAATATGACGAGCTTAAAGCCAGAACAAACTTTAGTGGAGAATTTATTGATTCAGGATATAAAAGTCCGTTTTCTGCATCTGGTGAGTCTGCAAGCAGAATACCAAACCCGCTAAGAAATCATAACGGATACAATTATATTATTACACTAGGTGTGTTAAGTCCACAAGAATATAATAATCCTGCCTCTTATAGAAGCGCCGGCGGATTTAAGAAAATTATTTTAAAAAGCGGTGGCGGCAACTTAGATAAACGTTACCAAGTTTTTGATGAAACTGGTGGCGGCACAAGTGAACATGCAGAGTATTATATCGATGATATTGACTTAGAAGCAGTTATTGCACCAAATCCAAATACTGGTGTAGCGATGGGAACAAATTTATCATTTACAGTAACTGAACCGTATTCGATGGGAAATTTTGTTGAAGCAATTATAGGTATAGCACGTGATACGGGTTACCAAAATTATCTAGATGCTCCTTTTTGCTTAAAGTTTGACTTTGTAGGATGGAACGAAGGCGGCCAACAAACTGCTAATTTTTTACAGCGTCCTATTTTTATTCCAATTAAAATTACAACGGTTGATTTTAATGTATCAGGAACAGGGAGCGTTTATAGTGTTAGAGCAGTTCCGATGAGTGAGTCGGGACTATCAGATACTGTTAATCATGTTAAAACACCTATTAAAGCTACTGGAACATTAGTACATGAAATTTTAGAAACATCAATAGCTTCTGTAAGTGGAGGCATAAACGCTCAGATTGAAGCTCTAGAAGATTCAGAAGCTACATCTTCGTCTGACAGGTATGTAATTGTATTTCCAAAAACTAGAACATCACTAGTTGATGCACTAAAAGAAAATCAAGTTGACGAATCAGCATTTACAACTACAATTGAAGATGCTATTAAAGAACAAAAAGGATCAACAAAAGATCTTACAGGTAACACTTACCAAGGCGCTAAAGTAAACAATGTAGAAGTCAAAGCTGCAAGTTCTACATTTGCTATTTTAAAAACATATGCCGAAGATGAAGGTCTGATGAATGCAATTGGTATAAGTGCAGTAACTACAAGTTCAAATGTAGGAGGAAACCAAGCAGAAGCAGAACCGGCCGCTGCCATTGATCCTAATACTGGAAAAGTAGACGCATCGTCTCAAGCAGCCCAATCATCTGACAAAGCAAGAGATTATCAATTTGGTCAAGGTGAAAGAATTACTAAAATTATTGAAAAAATAGTTAATCAAAGCGAGTATGCCGCAGAAAAAGCCACTGAAGGTTCAACTAATGGTCTAAACAAATGGTATAAAATTGACACTCAAGTTTTTATTGATGAAAATCCAGAAACTGAGTATCAATTAGGACGTCCGCCTAAAGTATATGTATATTCTGTAGTTGAATACGAAGTTGACGAAGCGCACGTATTAGCAACTAACCAAAAACCTGCAAATACTGAGGGTCTAAAAAAAGCTGCTGCAAAAGAATATAATTATATCTACACTGGTAAGAACGAAGATGTATTAAATTTTGATATCAATTTTAATCAAGCGTTTATGCAAACAGCATTATCTAATTTTGGTATGAACAAAGGCGGAGTTAGAGGAGATAATCATAAAACAAATACAGCAATTACTGAAACTACTACTTCAGCAACACCACCAAAAGACACTGATCTCACACAAAAAACAGAAGCAGGAGCACCTACAGAGCAAGCAGCTAGTTTAGGTACAGAAAGTAGCGGAACAGTAAATCCAGATATTAGAAGACAAATTGCTGAAATGTTCCATGATAGAATTACTAATATGCCACTGGATATGGTTACTGCTGAAATGGAAATTATGGGAGATCCTTTCTTTATCCCTCAAGAAACAGGAAACTATGTTGCACCTGCTGGCAACTCGCCAAATGCTACAGCTGACGGTACAATGACATATCAGCAATCTGAAGTATTTTGTGTAGTTAATTTTAAAACACCATTTGATTATCAAATAAAAGGTGCAACTATGGAAATGCCAACAGTGGTTCCTGGTTTTAGTGGACTGTTTTCTGTATGGGCAGTTACTAATAGATTTTCAAGAGGACAATTTACCCAAACACTTAAATTAATTAGGCGTAGAGGTCAAGACGACCCTGCAACTACTAATAATAAAGCATTTGTTGAAGTTAATGATGATGTAAATATAGCAAAAGAACCAGTTGTTGTAGATGGCGAACCAGGAAATCCAAATCCGCCTATTACTATACAACCAGACGAGTTTGATACAGCAGTTTGTGACGATAGTAAAAAATTAACTTTTGGTGTAGACGATATTATGAAGTTAGTTCCTGCACTAGACGTTATTATTCCGAATCTTCCTACAGAAGTATTTGGAATAAATCCGCCAGAATTGCCAGCATTTGATTTAGATGTTATAGGCGCACTTCCAGATTATGATGAAATTGCTGCTAGTGTTTCTGGATTTGATGTAGGTGCATTAGCTCCTGCGCTTCCGGCAATCCCTGCGACACCGCAGATACCTTCACTTCCTGATCTATTTTATCAGCCACCATTCCCGGCATCAACTGCTGTTAATAATGCTGTTAACGATATTTCAAATGCTGCATCTACAGCAGTAAATGATGCATTACAAGGCAGCGGTGACGGCGGCGGCCTTTCTTTTGGCGGCGGCCCCACAGTAACTACCAACCCTAGCGGTACAATAACTGTTACTGCTACAAATCCTGTTACAGGAGATCAAGTAGGATTTTCAGGCAACCCTGATAACTTTCAAACATCAACACCTGCATCAGGGGTTGTTCCATCATCAGCACCCATAAACAGTTTTCAGTATTGGCAAGATCTACAAAACCAAGGCGGTGGTTGAGCCAACATATGAAAGTCTTATTTTTAAATAAAATAATTACAGTATAAGGAATATTAATGCCATACCAAGATTTAGCACCAGATGCAGGACCAGAAGACATTCAACAAAAAGGGGCAGATGCTCCTTCTGAAGATCTTCCTGTTGAAGGTCAGTATTGGCTAGACGAATATGAAACAATTACCTATTTAACATACGATCAGTTTGTCGCAGATATTGTTAGTGTTGCAAAGCCTATAACAGAAAATACAATGCCTACTCTTGTTAGGGTAGTTAACGGTGAACCATTTTATACTATGAAAAATAGATTTTTTATAGCATATGCATCTATTAACGGAAATGTAATACGTACATTATACGATTATAATGCAGAAATAGTAGAAAATAGTGATAGAACTAAAATTTTCCAGCCTCCAGGCTCTGTTAAATGTGGAGAATATAAAGGTCTTCCTATATTTGAAGCTAATCCAGATGTTAGTAATGAACCGCCTGAAGAATCTTCTTCTGTAACAAGTAACGCCAGCGGCACAACAACAAAAACAACACAAAACACAAAGACCGGAGAAACAACAACTACTACAAAAACAACTAGTGAAACTGAAGATCAAGAACCAGATGCAGGTCCAGCAACTCCTAATACTGAAACAACTACTCCTTCTACTGTTACTGAACCTCCTCCAACTGCATCTTCAGGAACAGTATATAATTACGAAGTACTAAAGCCTGGGTTTGACAGATATGATTTTAAAAGTGGAAAAAAGGTTTTTACAACTCCTTAAAGGAATAATTAATGGCTTCAAGTTACCAAAGAACTAGACATACAGAAAAGAAATTCAACGATCCAGGACCGTATGAAGCAATCGTAGTAAATAATCTTGATACAAAGTATATGGGCGGATTGACAGTTGAACTTTTAAAATATACTTCAGCTGGTGGCACACCAGAAAGAACAGGACAATTATTAAACGTAAAGTACCTAAGTCCGTTTTACGGAGTAACTCCTAATAATGCACTTACAGCAAATGAAGGATATCAGCATACACAAAAGTCTTACGGTATGTGGATGGTGCCGCCAGATGTTGGAACCCGTGTTCTTGTTATTTTTGCAGAAGGCAATGCAAACTTTGGTTATTGGATAGGATGTATACCTGCAGATTATATGAACTTTATGGTTCCTGACGGCAGAGCATCAACAGAAAAAACAACCCAAGCAGATTTACCAGAAAATTTAAAAGGCAGAAAACTTCCTGTAGGAGAATATAATAAAGCAAACGAAGATGGTGCTTTAATTGACCCTACGCTATTTAATAAACCATATAATAAAGATTTTACTGAAACATTAGAAGTCCAAGGTTTATTAAATGACGAAGTTCGAGGAACAACAACTACTAGTGCTAGACGTGAAATACCTAGCATGGTTTTTGGTGTTAGTACGCCGGGCCCTAAAGATTATAGAGATGGTGCTCCAACGGCTGCAATTGGTTCTGCAAAACAAAAGATTTCAGTTCCTTCTAATAGATTAGGCGGAAGTAGTTTTGTAATGGACGACGGTGATGATAGGTTTGTAAGAGCTACTCATGCAGAAGACGGCCCGCCTATTTACAAAAATGTAAAAGAAGGTCAAGAAGGCGATAATACAATTCCTCAAAATGAATTGTTACGTTTTAGAACACGCACTGGACATCAGCTTCTATTGCATAATTCGGAAGATTTAATTTACATAGGAAACGCTAGAGGCACTACATGGATAGAAATGTCTAGCGATGGCAAAATTGATATTCACGCACAAGACAGTGTTAGTATTATGACTGAAAATGATCTTAACGTTACTGCCGAACGTGATATTAATTTAGAAGCAGGAAGAAATGTTAATATTAAAGCAACTGCACGTTACAATGATGGTAGTGCAACAGATAAAAATGATGCTCCTAGCGGCAGGGTGCAAATAGAATCTGCATATGATTACAATTTACATATTGGTGCTGATAGTAAAGTAACTATTGCAAAAGATCATCATATGAAAGTAAAGAAAAATCAATATATTGACACTGCTGGAAATATGAATATTAAATCAGTCGGTGATAATAGATTAACTACAGGTGCATATACTCATATAAGCAGCAAAAAAGAACACAGAGAAACAGCAACGTTTGTTCATATGAATGGACCAAAAGCAGCAACAGCACAAACTGCAAAAGAAGTTGATATATTAGGTACAGTAACTTTACCTCGTGTTAAACCAGGCGGCATAATTGAACCTTATGAAAGTATTTTATGTAGAGCTCCGCAACACGAACCTTGGCCACATCATGAAAATTTAGATCCTTTATCTTATAAAAAAACAGAAACTGACAGAGAAACACCTGGAGGATTACCGTCAGCTAATAGGGTACTAACTCCTGATACATTCTTTAAAAATACAGGCGGTAGGAAAGCAAGTGCATATGTTGCTGGCAGCGGCGGCCAGATTAATTCAGGTACAACTTCTCTTGCAGGAAGAAAGGATTTAAATGGAGACGAATTAGGTTTTACAGGATCAGATGATTATGCAGCAAATCCAAATTTTGAATTTAGTGAAGAATTAGGATCATTGAGTGCAAAATATGAGTCTAGAGGAGAGCCATCTGCTATTGGTTATGACAGAACTGGCGGCTGGAGTTATGGAACATATCAAATTGCTGCTAATACAGGTGCAATGGGTAATTTTATTAAGTATTGTGAACATAATTATTCCAGTTTGTATGACGGAATAAATGCATTGGGCGGAGAAAATGCAGCAAGATCAGGATCTGATACTTTTAAACAAGGTTGGCAATCTTTAATGTCCGATGCTGCTAATGCAGAAGCACAACATTCGTTTGCTGTTAAAACATACTTTGAACCTGCTGCAAAACGTATTAAACGAGCTACTGGAATTGATCCACGAGAACGTTCTAAAACGCTACAAGATGTTGTTTGGTCTACAGCTATACAACATGGAAATTCAGGATGCCAGCGTATATTTGAAAGAGCAGTTAAAACCATTGGCGCAGATACACCATCTGATAGAGCAATGGTTAAAATGGTATACTTAGAAAGGGCTGCAAGTAACGGAATGAAATATTTTGGTTCAAGTACTCCTGCTGTTAGAAGATCAGTTGTGTCTAGATTTAAAAATGAATTAGCAGATGCACTAAAAAGTTTAATAGATGAGCAAGAATCGCAAGCAGATGTAACAATAAGTCCGGATGATAATTTAGCAGAAATACCGCCAATTGGACCATTTTAATAGGGTAAATACAGTATGAGTCAATTAGAAAAAAATCTATATAAACGTGTAACAGTACAGCCAAACTCTAAAAAATCACTTGACGGTAGAACCTATAGAGGATTTTCTACAGTTTCACCTGATGCAAAAAACTTTGGATTGTACGACTATGACTTAATTAAGCAAGATTTAATAAATCATTTTCATATTAGACAGAGTGAAAAATTAAGCGATCTTACATTTGGAACTATTATATGGGATATCTTATTTGAACCGTTTACAAAAGAAGTACAAGAAGCAGTAGTTAATGATGTTACTCGTATTGTTAACTATGATCCTAGAACCAAAATAGATCAAATTATAGTTGATACATACGAGCAAGGCATACAAGTTGATATATCCCTTATATTTTTACCCTACAAAATTCAAGATCAGTTACGTTTTAGATTTGATAAAGAAAACGGTCTATTAAGTTAAAATTAAATACGCACTTTTTCTATTCAGATAAATATCATTAGTAAACAAGGAAAAGCATATGTCTGCAACTGATAGGCAGTCACGGTTATTAGTAGCTGAGGACTGGAAAAGAATTTATCAATCATATCGTAACGCTGATTTTCAATCATACGATTTTGACAATTTAAGACGCACAATGATTAATTATCTGCGTCAAAATTATCCAGAAGATTTTAACGACTATATTGAATCTAGTGAATATCTTGCACTGATTGATATGATTGCTTTCCTTGGGCAAAACCTATCATTCCGCATTGATCTAAATGCAAGAGAAAATTTTCTTGAAACAGCAGAACGTAGAGAAAGCGTCTTACGTCTAGCTCGTATGCTTGCATATAATCCAAGACGTAATCAAGCAGCTAATGGTTTGATGAAAATTAATACAATTAAGACTACAGAAAATGTTGTAGATAGTACTGGATTAAATTTAGCAGGAATTACAATAAAATGGAATGACCAAACTAATTCAAGTTATTTTGAACAGTTTTTAAAAATAATGAATTCAGCGTTGCCTGTACAGAACTCTGTTGGTAATCCTTTAAAGTCGGCATCTATTGCCGGCGTCTCAACACAAAAATATAAATTTAATTCTACTAATACAGCTTCGGCAATTTACCCATTTACAAAAAGAATTGAAGGCGTTAACACAAGATTTGAAGTTGTAAGTACAGATATTATAGGAGATGCACTTGTTGAAGAACCTCCGCTCCCAGGCAACAACCCTGCTATGTTATTTAGAGATGACGGACAAGGTGCTGGCAGTGCTAACACAGGATTTTTTATGGCTTTCCGACAGGGAAAGTTAGACAGCGGAAAATTTTCAATTACAAATCCTACTCCAAATCAATCAATTGCTATTGATGCAGAGAATATCAATAATACTGATATTTGGTTATACGGTTTGAATTCCGGAGGATTTGAAAATGCAGCTTGGACTAAAATTGACTCAGTAGAAGGAAACAATGTTGTATATAATAGTTTGTTTAACAGTACTAGAGATGTATTTGCAGCAACAACGAGAATTGGCGATAGGATTAATCTAGTCTTTAGTGATGGCGTTTTTGGTAATTTGCCAGCAGGAGATTTTAAAGTTTATTATAGAACAAGTTCTGGAACAAGAGCAATTATTACACCTAGTGCAATAGGACTTGTACAAATAGAAATACCTTATCAAACAAGAACAGGTAGCAAAGAAACATTAACACTTGGCTTAAAATTAACATCTACTGTTAGTAACGGCACAGCAACAGAATCTAATGAAGAAATAAAAGCAAATGCTCCTGCAACTTATTATACACAAGATAGATTAGTTACAGGAGAAGATTATAATATTGGTCCTCTTGCAGTAAGTCAAGAAATTATTAAAACTAAAAGTACAAATAGAATTTCTAGCGGTATAAGTAGGTATTTTGATTTAAAGGATGCTAGTGGAAAATATTCAAACACTAGTTTATTTGTAGATGACGGAGTTATTTACAAAGAAAATTATGAAGAAAAGCAAACTTTTACTTTTTCAACACAAACAGATATCGAAGGCGCGATTTATAATATAATTGAAAAGATTATTCAGTATCCAAATAGTAAAAACTTTTATCTATCGCAATATCCAAAAATTATTGTTAGTGACTTAAATGCTTCTTGGAAAGCTGTAACAACAGAAACAAATTCTTATTCTGGAATTCTTCAAGATGTAAGTGAAAATGCATATGCTGTTGGAAGTTTTACTGCTAATAGTTTAAGATTATTAGAAACGGGTACAATGATAAAGTTTGTTCCGCCAGCAGGAAAACATTTTATGCCAAATGGCACATTAATGGACGATGATGGTAATGAACATTTAGGCAAAACAATGTATAAGTGGGTCAAAGTAATGTCAGTTACTGATGACGGCACATCAATAAATCCTGATAGCGCAGCAGGCATTATTATTAATGACTATATTGATAGTGGTGCTTTAGTTGAGCAAGTAATACCAAAATATTCCTTAAGACTAATTAATGATGTAAAAACGCAGCTTATTGATCAAGCATTTGAATTAAGAAACTTTGCATTAAGATATGACATATACGATAGACAGTGGAAAATAGTAGTAGGCGAAGATGTTAACACTATAAGTAATTTTGCAACAGGTAAAGCAGGCGACATATCAGGTGATAATTTAGATGCTAGTTGGATGTTGTACTTTAAAACTGACGGTCAAAAATATACTGTTACATATCGACAGACAAGATATGTAATGGAAAGTGAAGATGAAATACGTTTCTTCTTTGATAATGCAGATAAAATTTATGATCCTTCTACAGGAAAAACTGTGCGTGATAAAATTGATATTCTAAATATTAATCGTAAACCAGGAGAACTAACACCGTTTACAAGAGATTATTCTTGGACAATTACAGATCAATATAAAGATAGTGAAGGATATTTAGATAGTAGAAAAATACAAATCCAATTCATTGATTTAGACGACGACGGAGTATTTGACGATCCAGATATATTTGAACAAATAGTTGGCGAACTTGCTGATTCTGTTTCTATCGGTGAGAAAGTAATATTTCAAAAGAAATATACTACATCTGATGGAGTAGAAGATTACAAGTTTTTTAATAACTTAAACAATGAAATTGTTATTGTACAAAATGAAGCTGCAATAGCACCTTATAGTTCTCGCACCGAAGGACAAGTATTTTATCTTCAAGATGAACAAATATTTAGAAAATTAAATAAGCAATTGAATAATACACAAATTAATACAGACTATAAAGCA